CACCGATCGCAGCGTAATCTTTTTCCTTCACACTGTAGGCGGAACGAGTTTGGGTGGCCATGAGGTAGATCACAACCGCGATAGCGAGAGCGATCACCAATTGTCGTGGGGTGACCTTCTTCATCTTCATCATTTATATATAAAAACAATTTTTTTATTCGTCATCTTCAATCACGATGTCATCTGGGTATGCTTCCACTTCTGGCTCTGGGGTTTGCTCTGGCTCTGGCTCTGGCTCTGGTTCTGGGGTTGGCTCTGGTTCTGGTTCTGGTTCCGGTAACATTTTGACCTGAACCAAATTCCATTGGGGACCGAACGCCTTTTTCGCGAACCAAATACCCGCGTACTCGAGCATGACAGAACACCTGGAACCGACGAGATTTGGAACTTCCGTGAGACGCTCCTTGTTCGCACCGAATACCTTGGTGGCGGAAATCTTATCGGCGGAAAGCGTGTCCTGCTTGGTGTAGACCTTGTTGATGGTCTTTTCTGGGAGTTGTTTCCCAAACCAAGTCACACTGTTTTCATTCGCTGCGGCAATATTATTCGCGTGGATACTTTCTACATTTTCAACACCGACCGCACCGGACAAGTCAAACGTGACTTCATCGTCTGTGTCTTCAGTGACGAGAGCATTCTTCACCTGAATATAGCAACGCTTCCCTCCATCGGTCATTGCCTTGACATGGTAGAGACCATCTTCACCCTTAGCGAGGGTACCGTAGATCATTGTATAGGTCACATACGGTTCAAATCTTTAACCCCTACAAATGGTATCATGGCCGATTTACGTATAATGGGCTTTGGAACCCATGAATCTCGTGCTGGTCTGAAGCCATAGAGTGTTTCTTCCAATTTTACCTTTTCTGGTAATGGAAGTGGACGTTTTGGCCTGTAGTTAAACTCATTTCTCACGTATGAAGGTCTTGTATTTTTCTTCCAATCATTCGTTTCTATGTTAAACCGCATATCAGATTGTGTTTTTGAAAAACCCTGTAAGTTACCCATATTATGAGAAGCTTTTACACCATGAACGTACTGTTTTGATAATTTTTCTGGATCAGGTGTCGTCGTGAATTTTGCATATTTCTTTGGGTTTACTTTAATGGCTTTACGAGGACTTATGTTTTTGTGTGTTGTATGTGTCTTTTTCTTTTTTATGAGTGGGATATCAACTTTCTTCATAACACTAACCATCGAGTCATTCGCGTTGATTTTACGGCGAGTCACAAGTTTTGCGAGTTTAATCATACGACGACGATCCTTTTCCTTCTTTTCCGGTGGACGAAGACCGAGCTTTTGCATGGTATACGAATCTTCGATGAGGAACTTTTTGGATGCGAGTTTGATGTTATCGAATTTACCGATGACGTACTTACCCGTGATTTTGAATATATCGAGGGCCTGTATCTGATCATCACCCACCTCGAATCCAAATTCACCCGGACGCATGAATGCAATATCGAGAATACCACCCATATTGATTGGTTCAATTCGTCCCGTTTTGGGTGAATAGACACGCGCTTTCATGTCGAGTGTGAAAAGCTCTATGTCCGCGAGTGTGTCCGGACCCTTTTTAGCACCCTTTTTCTTTGGTATCAATGTGTATCTTCGTGTGACGTATGGACCGGCGTTTGCGAACCCAAGACCTATGAATTTACCAGGCTTTCCTCGACCGTCTTGCACGAGCTTAGTGAAACGTCTATTTACACGTTTGGCGATTTCACCCAGTTTGTTCCACAAGAGGAGTTTTATGGCTTGAAGCTTACCGAAAAATTTCGTGTCTGGTTTTATTCTTGGTACGAATTTCGTGTCTATGTCGAGCGTCATAATTCTCTGTGTTGGTTCCAAGTACGAATTCACAGCGTCACCCCCCGAAAGAATCATATCACCCACTGGGTTGAGAAATTCCGTGAGTTCGTCTATCACGGCATAGATTTCGTATCTCAAAATGTCCGTCAATATAACACTCACAAAGTCCTTGAAATCCTTGTCCTTGTGTACTCTGTGCATTCTCGCTCTGAAGCGAGAGACATCATCGGAGTCATAGAACTTTTTCAAGACGGGGTCATTGTGAAACAGTTTTTTCATCCTGAATCGATTTATGACCCCCACCGAGTATTCATTCTGATCCATGTTATTATTACATCACATATTAATATCGAGGAAACAAGGTTAAAGATGTGATACCTAAGTAAGACATAACAAGATGTCTCTTGAAACTGTTCTCTCTGAAATCTCTGCTCTCCGTTCCGACGTCAAGTCTTTGACCAAGATCGTTCGTAAGATCAAGGCGAAGCAAGACGACCCGGACGGAACCAAAGCTGCGTCCCGCGCGAAGAACAACGGATTCAACCGTGAACAAGCGATCTCCCCAAAGCTCCGTGAGTTTCTCGGTGTCGAAGAAGGAAAGCTCGTCTCCCGTTCGTTCGTCACTCGTGCGATTAACAGCTACGTCACTGAAAAGGGTCTTAAGCACCCCGACAACGGCCGTGTTCTTGTTCTTGACGACAAGCTCCGCGATCTTCTTAACCCACCTGCGGACACGCAAGTCACGTTCTTGAACCTTCAAAAGTTCTTGAGCCCCCACTACACTAAGGTCGAACAAACGGCTTAAAAAAATTGTCCACTAATCATATAAAATGATTATCGACAGGGAAACCATCGAAACCCTTGTTGGTACAAAGATATCTAAGATAGATTTGTACCAAAAAGCTTTTACGCATAAATCTGCATTGAAAGAAAATGAAAACTTAGAATCGTTCGAAACACTCGAATTCATAGGTGATTCCGTGTTAGGATTCGTGATTACGAAATTCCTATTTGATAGGTACGAACAACAAAAGGAGGGGTTTCTTACCAAGGCTCGAACGAAGCTCGTGAGAGGAGAAACACTCGCAAAGATTGCGATGAAGCTTGAAATGTACAAATGGATCCAAATGGATGAGAAGGGGATGCGAAACGAGTGGTTCAAAAATCCAAAAATTCTTGAAGATGTGTTTGAGGCATTCATAGGTGCTATTTACATGGATATGGGATTGTTACACGCAAAACGATTCATTTTGAATATTTACGAAAATCCGGAACTCGTAGACATGCGTTCAATCATGATTGACGATAACTATAAGGATCATCTCATGCGATATTGTCAAACGCATGGACATCCACTCCCGGATTACCGTGTCATATCACACGATAATGGTATCTTTTACGTGGACGTGTACGTGAACAACGTAATTCTAGGAAGAGGATTCGCGAAGAATAAGAAGCAAGCCGAACAGAACGCGGCCAAATATTTTTTCTATCCGCATTAGTAATGATACCCGTACCCATACTATTTATCATCGTATCTCGTTTTCTTAGAAAACCACACACACCCATACAATACTCAAAGCAGTGGCTCATAGAAGAATGTGAACGATTAGGTGTATCATCAGAGGGTACGTCTCGTATATTAAGACACAGAATCAAGCGCTTAAAAGGTACAATCTAATACTTTTTAAGATGCACCCCAATGTAGAAAAGCTCTTGAAGAAGACATACGCTGAGCAGAGGTCACAAGAATGGCTCGATTTGCGAAAAAACATGCTCACCGCGAGTGACTGTGCTACAGCCATAGGCGAAAACAAATACGAAAAACCATTTGACCTTCTCCTCAAAAAGTGTGGTAAGGGAAAACCCTTCACTGGAAATGCGGCCACTGAACATGGAAACAAATATGAAGACGAGGCTCGCATTATCTATGAACAGAGACACAATGAAGTCGTACACGAAATTGGTCTCGAACCACACCCGAAGCATACATGGCTCGGTGGATCGCCCGATGGTATCAGTGAATCGGGTAAACTCATAGAAATCAAGTGTCCGATGTCACGTGAAATTTTACCTGAAGTTCCACGCCACTATATGCCTCAGCTTCAATTATGTATGGAGATACTTGACCTAGAAGAGTGTGATTTTATCCAATATAAGAATGCCGATTTTAACTGGCCCAAACCCGAGGAATTCGTGGTCGTGCGTGTC